GAGCCGCTACGTATTCCAACCTTGACCGACGGGTTCGACCCGGCGTGGGTTGGTGAGAACGAACTTATCCCTGAGGACGACGCCGCGTTTGGTGAGATTGCCCTCATGCCGACCGAGCGTAAGTCCATTAAGTCCATTACCCGCGTGTCTAACGAGCTAATCCGTATGGCCGCCGTGGGCGTCGATAACGTCCTACAGGCACGTCTCGTTAAGGACGTGGCCAACAAGCTCGATACCGCGCTACTCATTGGCGACGGTGCCGACAACACCGTGACCGGTATTCTCAACCAGCCGGGCGTACAGGTGGGCACCCTCGACACCGCTAACCCGGATAGCCTGTTGGACGCTATCGCGCTCGCTAACGCGGCCGAGGTTGAACCAAACCGTTGGTTTATCTCCGGTGCTGACTACGCGGCGTTGTCCAAGCTCAAGGACGCCGACGGTAAGTACCTGTTGCAGACTATGGGCACCATCGACGGCACCATGACCAAAACCCTATTTGGAGTCCCGGTCACCGTGTCCAACAAGATCACCGCAGGCCAGGGCGCACTCGTCGACATGTCCGAGGTTGCCGTGGTGCGTGACATTAACCCGACCGTGAAGATTCTCGACGAGCGTTACGCCGAGTACGACCAAACGGGTCTCCGTGTTGTCACACGTTACGACCTTGGCCTATTGCACCCCGAGGGCGTTGTGGTCTTTGGCACCCCGGCGGCCTAATCATGGCCGGGCTGTTTAATCTCCGTGTTTGGGAGGTATTGCCCACCGTTACCGAGTCTTACTATTCAACCGAGGTTGTCGAGGATTGGTCTCAACCTAAGTACACGGCGCTACCGTTCAAGGTGCATTGTGAACCGGTCGAGTCCACCGAGGGAGATAGGGAGCGGCCAACGACGATTGAGCGGTACCGCGTTATCACCCCGCCGGGTGTTATGCATACGCTCACCGCTCAATCTCGTTTGCACGTCGAGGGGCACACCAAGCCCCCGGCGTTCTTCCACGTCGTTGGTGAACCGGGTACGTACAACACGGCATTTCTCAAACACACCGAGTTCATTGTGGAAAGGGTACAGGGATAATGGCACTACTTAACGCGGCCGACCTGTTGGCCTACGCTACGCCCGTCGAGGACGGTCAAACTCCCGACGTCACCAAGGCGGCAGGGTTGGCACTTGAGACGGCCACCGCGCTCGTTGGCTCGTATACCCGTGACCGGCATATGACCCGTGACGGTAGTGAGTACCGGCCGGGTATCCGCGCCGTTGTGCTCACCGTGGCCGCCCGGCTGTTGGCCAACCCCGGCCAAGTATCCGTTGGTTTCAAGGCCGGGAGCGTGTCGGTTAACAAGGGTCAAGGTTTCCAAGGGTTTACGTTGGCCGAGTTGGCTACGCTCGACCGTTACCGTAAACAAGCTATTTAATCGCACTCACCAATACCCCTAACCCGCTTGGGTTGGGGGTATTTACGTGTGTACCCGCATAAACCCCCGTATGTGGGCGTGTCACTAGCCATTGACACGTATCCGTGTTACATTATTGTTGTTACGACCAAACCAAGGAGGTATAACCATGACTTTCATTCCAACCAAGGACGCCGCGCCAATTGTCGGGCGTTCCATCGACACATTGCGCCGTTGGCGCGTTGAGGGCAATGGCCCTAAGTACACCAAGATTGCGGGCCGGGTGTTCTACGACGCGGCCGACCTCGACGCGTGGAACGACGCACAACGCACCAAGACGGCCACAACAAGCGCATACGACGACCACGACCTTGTCGTGGGCGGAAAAGGGGAATAAACACAATGGACTACAAGGCAGAAAAACGACCATGGGGCACCGTCCACACCGTCAAGGCCGGGGCAATAACCGAGGCGTGGGCCGAGTACAACGACGGCTACACCGAGCCTATTGGCGTCGTTCACGATGACATCACCGACGAGGTCACCCGCCGGGGCGTGAACGTCTCACCATGACGAGCACAAGTTGGTACATGACAGGCGGCTACGTCCACGCCGTGACCTCAACAGACGGACAACTGGAGTGGTGGGGCGAGGACACCAAGACGGGCGAGGTTTGGCGTATATCGCCACTCACGTTGCAGATGATTAACGAAATATCGACGCTAACGCCTGTAAAGCTCGACGCCCCGTTTACCCCGCCCCCGGCCGCATACACCCACTAGATACGACGAAACCCCCGCCACGGCGACCAAACCAAGTGCGAGGGTTTCAGAAAGTTAACAACAGCTATGACTGTAGCACAACAACCGCTAACATTTGAACAGGTCAACGAGGTCAACAAGGCATATAGTAGCCACGTTGACGCCCTCCTCGTCCCCCTCGGCCTCACGCTCAACAAGGAGCGGACTAAGGTCACGTTGGACAATACCGAGGTAGGCACCTACGACCGACGCGCCCGCGCTATCCGGTTCACTAAGGCCATCAACGTGACCGGTCAACGTATCCCCGGCGGTAGCCTCGTCGACCTGGCCGGGGTGGCCGCTATCGTCAACGGTACGACCCGTGACGAGGTGATTAAGCACTTCTACAAGACCCGCCTCGACACCAAGGTGCGCGAGGAGGTAGCGCGCCAAGACGCTATCGAGGAGGCGCGACGCTACCGCGCTACCCGTGACGCTGAAAAGTACGCCACCGGTAACGTCGTCGAGCCGTCGTTTGTCACCATGTCCGAGATACGGTCAACCGAGCGTGCCCCGCTGCAATACCGCATTGAGGGCCTACTAATGAAAGGTGCTCGCACCCTCATTTATGGCGGCCCAAAATCAGGTAAATCAACGGCTACCCGTGACCTTATCGCGGCGTTGACCACCGAGCGCCCGGCCTTTGGTGCATTCAACGTGCTACCGACTCAAGGCCGGGTTGTCCTACTCGACTTTGAGTTGGTGCGCGACGACCTGTTTGAGGAACTAGCGGCACACTCAATAACCGAGGACAAGTTCCTAGCCATGTCCCTACGTGACGCCCCGCGTACCTACTTCGACCCGTTCGACGACGACAACCGCATGGAATGGGCCAAGCGTCTAAGCGACGTTGGTACCGAGACCCTAGTGGTGGACTGTCTCGGCCCGATTATCCGCCGGTTGAACCGTGACCCCGACCGTGAGGGCGCGGCCACCATTGAGGCTATCGGGTCACTATGCGCAGAGGCCGGGATTACCGACCTCATTGTGCTAGACCACACCTCGGCCAAAGACCCCGACGGCGCTAAGGGGCCGCGTGGCGACTCACAGAAGCTCGACACCGTAGACCACTACCTGTTCCTTAAGGAGACCGAGACCGGTAGCACCGAGCGCACGGTTAAGGGCCGGGGCCGTAAAGGGTCAATCGACCTACGCCTTGACTACAACCCGGCTACCGCTCGTTACACCGTCGTATCCGGTGCCCCGGTCAAGGAACAGCACGAGGTAGACGCGGCCGACCTTAAGGAATACGCCCTACAGGCCGTCGAGCACTTGCACGCCGAGGCCGTCGAGGCCGGGGTCAACCCCGAGGACGTGACCGCCTACCCGTTCCAGTCCGCCGTAGCCACCGAGGCCCGCGCCCGCTACATGGTCGACAACCGTGAAATATCCATCAAACGAACCAAGGACGCGGTAGCGCACCTTATCCAGCGGGGGGTACTCAAGACCAAGCCGGGTAAGCGTAAATCAGACCGTCATGTACTCCCCGGCGACGGGCTGTATGGGCCGTACATGTCCAAGCAACAATCGGCCTATGTGGTGGCCGAGAGGCAGGGCGTGGCCGAGGTTGTGTCCCTGTTTCAGAGGGGCACACCGGACGATAGTTAGCCCCACAAAACGATCGTTTCTATCTTTTCAAAAACCCCCCTTGACCTGCATAGAGTCAGTGTTTGGGGGGTTTTGGCCGTTTAGGCGAATCTACCGAATCTATCCCCCCCTTAAACCCCCTTTGACCTGCGGTTTAGATAGATTCGGTGACCCAGCTCACACCATTAGTTGGTGCAGACCCAACGAATCTATCTCCCGTGCAGGTCAGAGGGTACTTTTAGGGAGATAGATTCGGTGTGTTTGAGATAGAAACGGGGTAGAAATATCCCTTTATATAGAAAAAGGGATATTGAGAACGTCAAGGAGGGCAAACCTTGACGACTCCCGCCTCACTTCGTTCGTTGGGCTACCGCGAAAATCGTTAACACGATTTCCTTGGTGACTAACTGACTTATGGCCGGGGTTGTGTCACATGAGGCGGGGTCAATCGTGGCTAAGAAACCTCACCAAGTAGCCGGGGGTAACTAGCCGACTTAACCGGACATAGGCACATACACACCAACACACCTAAGGGGTAACAACATGACCGCAACCAATGACAATTCAGTGCCCAACCAAATCTCCGATTTGGGCGGGAGCCGGGAACCGCTACCGACGCTCAACCTTTACGTGAATAAGCGCGCCCAAGGGGAACACAACAACGTGGCCGTTGTTGCGCTAGACGACACGTCCAAGGTTCGACGGGTACAACTGCACGACACACACGGCCGGGCGATACTGAAAATGAGCAAGACCAAGGCACTCAAGTTGGCAGACATGTTGGTGGACGCCGTCGAGGAATACGAGACACGCAAAGGACAGCGAGGCCGGGCATAACACGTCATCGTTGCGCCAATAGTGCGGCCGCGTTAAACTCGACGTGTTGTTACACCGCGCCTAAAAACAATTGACCCTCGACCAACACATGAGTTGGCCGGGGGTTTCGTCGTTCAATGAGGAGGTTGGCCACGTGCCTATCTTGAAGCCCTGCCTAGACTGTGGCACCCCGAGCACTGGCACCCGGTGCAAGTCGTGCGCTGACACTCACCGACGAACAACCCGCAACGACTACCAACGACGCGCACGCGCTAACGGGCGTATCCCGTCGTCGTCAACCCAACAGGGCTACGACTCTAAGTGGCGACGGTTGAGTGAACAGGCACGCCGTCTACAACCGTTCTGTGTGGACTGTGGCCGTGCCGACGACCTACAGGCCGACCACTCACCAGAGGCATGGCGACGCCGGGACAAGGGTTTACCGATACGACTAAAAGACATCGACGTTGTGTGTCGTTCATGCAACGTTGTTCGTGGTGCCGCTCGTGGCGATAGCGTGACACGCTAAGGCGCGCTGTGTGCCGTTCTAAGCGATTGAGTTTCCTCGACGGCATAGGAGGGCGTGACAACGCTGTTAGGCCGTCTCCGTGGACGCTGGACGGCCCCTGGGGAGTCCCCCCTTGACGGCCTCACGGGCGAGACGAGGGGTGGAACTCCGCATCGAATTATTCTCTCAATCTTTGGTTTAGACTTATCATTGGTCTGAACCAACTAATCTAACAACCTGACCGCACAACGCGGCCGGGTAAATAAACATGCCTAAAGGAGGTGGACACGTGACCGTTACGGCCGGGCCTAAGGGCAAACGAGACATGACACCGTTGCCATGGAAGTCACGCGCAACCGGTGGTGATCACTTCCGGTTGTTCTGTAAGCGGTACTTGAAAGTTCCACGAGGTAAGGGCGCTAAACAGGCGTTCAACGTGAGGCCGTGGCAACAAGGACTCGTTGCCGAACTACTTGACCCGGCCGGAACGTTCCTCAACGTGTGGGTGTTGCCTCGTGGCAACGGTAAATCGGGACTAGCCGCGTCCATTGCGCTACATCACGTGTTTACCTCCGGTATCGAGGGCGCCCGCGTGGTTATCGTCGCTCAAGACGACCGACGAGCGACGGCCATGCTCAAGACGGCCGCTCGTATGGTGTCGTTCACGCCCGAACTAGATAGCCGGTCGCAGATATACGCCGACCGTATCGTGATACCCGGCACCGACTCGTCGATTGTGGCGCTACCGGGTGAGGCTCACCGCGTCGAGGGTGAGGACGCCACGTTGGTTATCGTCGACGAAATTGGGTTTGTGCCTAAAGAGACGTGGGAGGCCGCGATTTTCTCCGCTGGTAAACGTGACGGTTCACGTGTGCTTGGTATCGGCACGCCGTCACCTGTGAAGTGGCGCGAACGTTCCCCGCTACACAACCTCGTGTTGAGTGGCCGGGCGGGCACTAACGATAGCCTCACCGTTCACGAGTTTGGCGCGCCCGTCGACGACGACATAACCGACCCGGCCACGTGGGCTAAGGCTAACCCGGCGTATGGGGATTGGCTCGACGACAAAGCCATTCGAGGCTCGTTACCGCCCGCGTCTCGTGAGTCTGAGTTTAGACGCGCTCGACTTGGCCAGTGGGTCGAACATGACGACGCCTCGTTTGTGACTGAAAAGCAGTGGAAGAACCTAGCGCGGCCGGGTGTGAAGATTCCACCGGGTACTCGTGTTGTGTTGGCGTTCGACGGTTCACAACGTGGCGACTCGACGGCGCTGTTGGTGTTGTCCGTCTCGTCTAAGCCTCACGTACAGGTTGGGGCTATGTGGGAGCCGTCCGAGGAGGGCCAAGCCGACGAGGTGGTGGTTACCGAGGTTGAGGACAAGATACGGGAATTGGCCTCAAAATACCGGGTCGTTGAGTTGGTGGGTGACCCGTGGGGTTACAAGCGAACGTTGCAGATATTGGCCGACGAGGGGTTGAACGTTACCGAGTTCTCGCAAAACTCCAACCGTCTCACCCCGGCTACATCGGACTTACACGCGGCGATTGTGGCCGGGTCGATAACCCACGACGGCGACCCGCGATTGACCCGCCACATTCTCAACGCCACCGTGTCCGAGAACGAGCGGGGCATACGCCTAGACAAGACCGTTAAGGCGCTCAAGATTGACGGCGCGTCGGCGCTCGTTATGGGCTATTCCCGCGCCTCATGGCTCACCACCAAAAAGGGCGGCCGTCGTGGCCGTGTCCGTTCATTTAAGAGTTAGGAGACTCAAATATGACCACTAAAGAATTGCTAGACGTACTCGATTCCAACCAACCCGTTGTCGCTCGACGTGCCAGCTACTTGGCCGGTACTCAAGACTTGCGTTATACCGTCGACCGCGTGGACGCTAAGGCGCGCTTTACGTCCAACTTGTGCCGCGTGGCCGTTAACGCCGTGGCCGAGCGTCTACGTATTAAGTCGGTAGACGTGACAGTCAAGGGCCGGGACGTGACCGACGAGGCGGCCAAGCTACTCGCTGACGCCGACCTTGACATGTTGTTACAGGCCGCGTTGTACGAGGCGCTTGGTCTTGGCTCGTCTTACCTCATTGTGTGGGCCGACGAGTACACCGGCCGACCCACCATCACCGTGGAAAGTGCCGAACAGGTGGCCGTTACCCGTCACCCTGTTACGCGTGCCGTCACGGCCGCCGTGAAGCGTTGGGAAGTGGTTAGCCCGGCCGGGGTGGTGACTGAGACTCACGTGGTCAAGTATGAACCGACGCGGGTAGTTCACCTCAAACGAGACGCGGCCGCCGGTAAACTCACGTTCGTCGAGGCGTGGGACAACCCGTTGGGCGTCGTTCCCGTCGTTCCGCTCGTGAACATTCAACGGGTCCACGACCTCACCGGCCATAGCGTCGTTGACGACTTGGCACCGCTCGTTGACGCGCTCAACAAACTCATGTCCGACCTACTCACCACCTCCGAGTCGGTAGCCCGGCCTAAGCGATACGTCACCGGCGTTAACCTCGACGAGGACGACGACGAGTGGGTGGCCGACGCTATCGACGACGGGTTTAGCGCTGACGCCGTGGCCGACCCGGCCAACGAGGACACCATACGTGCCGAAGTTGACGGTGTGCGTTCCCCGTTCAAGGACTCCGACGACCTGTGGGTATCGGAACAGGCCGACGCCAAGTTTGGACAGTTGGCCGGGGCTGACATGACCGGCTACAAGGTGGGCGTCGACCTCGTTATGCAACAAATTATGACCGTGACCGGCCTACCCGGCCACCTCGTTGGTGTGACGACGGCCAACCCGTCGACGGCCGAGGCACTACAGGCCGCCGAGGTGGCGTTGTCTAGCCGGGCTGACTCACGTATTCGGGTGTTCAACGCGCCCGTTGAGTGGGCGGTACGTCTACTCGTGGCCGTGGCTAAGGGCGTTAGCCCGGCCGAGGTGACCGCCGGGGTGAAGTGGGCACCAACGACTACTCGCAGTGTGGCCGCCGAAGCTGACGCGGCTACCAAGCTCGTGGCCGCCGAGGTTGTCGACGGCGACGAGGCTAAAGAACATCTAGGAATTGAGGAGTAACACACATGGCTGACATTAAGACCCCTACCCCGCTCGACCTCGCACAAAAGAACGAGGACAATACCGCGCCCGTTATTGACGAAACCGCAGGTAACGACCCGGCCGGTGACGAGGTATCGAACACCGAACAGGTGAACGAAACGACCGACGAGGGCGCTAACGAGTCCACCGAGGGCGATAACGTAGACGGCGACAAGTTCCCGCGTTCCTACGTTGAGAAGTTGCGTAAGCAGTCGGCAACCTACCGTGAGCGCGCTAAGGCCGCCGACGAGTTGGGGAAACGTCTACACGAGGCGCTAGTTAAGCTCGACGGGCGTTTGGCCGACCCGGCCGACCTACCGTTTGACGCCGAGCACCTTGACGACCCGGCCGCGCTCGACAAGGCCATTGACGCGTTGGTTACGGCCAAGCCGGGGTTGCGTGCTCGTGGCTTTACCGGCGACGTGGGACAAGGTAGCCGGGGTACCAAGAAACCCACCGGCGTTAACCTCATTGACCTTATGCGTGGCTAGACATGCTGTAGGAAAGTGGCAGCCTCATATAAAACAACCCCCGGCGGTGCGTCAACACCGACCGAGGGTCTAACCGATATTCACTGACTAAGGAGTGAACATGGATATGAACGACCCTAACATGCCCGAAGTGTAGGCACCTATCCCCGGCTATGAGAACCGCTACATGGTCTCAACCCATGGCCGGGTGATGCGGGTAGCGTACACCTATACACGTGCTGATGGTCTAACTGTGCGCCTGCCGTCGAAGCTGTTTAAACCAGGGGTTAACAAAAGTGGGTACCCTGTTGTCCATGTAGGAAAAGTACAGAGGGTAGACAAGCAGGGCAAGTTCCAAGGCTGTCGTCCGTGCCGGTTAGCTACCCAACGGGTAAATGCACGGGTAGGGGTTTACACCGAGGCGGATATCCAAGAACTGTCTGACGAAATATACGCCGACCGGATGTCGGTTGAATCGACGCCGGGCCAAATGATGCTCGCCCTATAGCAGACATGATGAAACCCCGGCACTAAGGGCGGGGGCCGGGGTTTCTAGTGTCTAAGTACGTACCTCGTATAGCGGCGATTGCTAGATGGATATTTAGGCGTTGGAATACCGCCCGCTTAGACACACAACAGTGTACCCGAATAACGTCACTGTGACGAAATGTGTTACACTATTGGTACTTAGGTCTTGAGGGTCTAAGTGGTTGTTGGGAACCCCGGCGGTTTCTAGTTCTTTGACTTGGTTGTCTTTCTAGAAACTAAAGGGGTTTCTTTATGTCTAATTCTTCCGTTAACTCTAAATCTCTCATTGCCGACAAGGTGGCCAAGGTTCTCGTCGAACCACTTGAGGCCAAGTCGGTTGTACTTGAGGCCGGGCCTAAGATTTTCGACTCGTCCGAGCCGCTACGTATTCCAACCTTGACCGACGGGTTCGACCCGGCGTGGGTTGGTG